TCGACCTTAAACTTTTTTTTGGCGACACAATTTGACTATAACTTTTTATATACTTATAATTTTAACACATAAACTTTAATTTTTATTTACACATGGCGACAAATTCATTAGACGCAGTACTTGCACAGTACGAGAAATCAACACAGAACACATCATCGAATGGTTCTAAAATGTCTTCTGAGGACCGAATGAAAAAATATTTCGCGGCTCTTTTGAAAGACAATGAAAAACAAGGACAGAGACGAGTACGTATTCTTCCTACAACAGACGGATCTTCACCGTTCAAAGAAGTATGGTTCCACGAGATCCTTGTGGACGGAAAATACCAAAAATTTTATGATCCGGGAAAAAACGACAATGAGCGTTCACCTTTGAATGAAGTTTATGAAGAACTTATGTCAACAGGTAAAGAGGCTGACAAACAATTAGCGACACAATATAGATCACGTAAATTTTATATTGTAAAAGTTATTGATCGCGACAACGAACAAGACGGAGTTAAATTTTGGAGATTTAAACACAACTACAAACAAGAAGGGATCCTTGATAAAATTATTCCAATTTGGAAAGCAAAAGGTGATATCACAGACCCTGATAAAGGACGTGATTTAATTCTTGAGTTAACAAAAGCAAAAACCCCAAAAGGTGCTTTTTACACTGTCATTCAAACAGTTATGTATGATGACCCATCCGCAATCTCAGAAGAGACTGATCAAATGGTTGATTGGGTTGGTGATGAAATGACTTGGGAAGATGTTTATTCTAAAAAACCTGTAGAATATTTAGAAGCGATTGCACGAGGAGAAACACCTCGTTGGGATTCTGAAAAAGGTGGATATGTTTATTCTAACAACGAAACTTCTGAAGTTTCTATGGGAGGAACAAAAGAACCAAAATCAATTAATGAAGTTGCTGATCCACAAACAACATCAGAGGTTGATGAGGATTTACCTTTCTAATTTTAATTATTAAAAATGTAACGGGAGCAGTTTATTGTTCCCGTTTTTTTATCTATATTTTATAGTACAAATACCAAAAACTTATATCACATGGCACTTAAAAAGAACGACTTTAGTTCGTTGAAGAAAAAATTCTCTTCAGACGCAAAATATAAACCACAAAGATTTTTTGATCTTGGTTCCGACTTCTTGGATGCGGTGGGTTTACCTGGACCAGCGATCGGACACCTTAATATGTTATTGGGTCACTCCGACACAGGTAAAACAACAGCACTTATTAAAACTGCAGTTGACGCTCAAAAGAAAGAAATTCTTCCTGTTTTCATTATTACGGAACAAAAATGGTCTTTTGAACACTCAAAGTTGATGGGGTTTAATTGTGATGAAGTAGTTGATGAAGAAACAGGTGAATTAACTTGGGACGGATTCTTCTTGTTTAATAACAACTTCAGTTATATTGAACAAATCACAGATTACATCAACGATCTATTGGATGCACAAGAAAAAGGTGAGTTAGATTATTCACTTTGTATAATGTGGGATTCAGTTGGATCAGTTCCTTGTAAAATGACTTACGATGGTAAGGGAGGTAAACAACACAATGCAAGTGTTTTAGCCGACAAAATTGGTATGGGTATTAACCAACGTATTTCGGGATCTCGTAAGGCAGATTCTAAATATGAAAATACCTTAATCATTGTTAATCAACCATGGGTGGAATTACCTGACAATCCGTTTGGTCAACCCAAAATTAAAGCAAAAGGTGGTGAAGCAATTTGGTTAAATTCTTCTTTGGTATTCTTATTTGGTAATCAAAAAGGGGCTGGAACAACAAAGATTACGGCAACAAAAGATAAACGAACTGTAAAGTTTGCATCAAGAACAAAAGTGTCGGTTATGAAAAATCACATCAATGGACTTGGTTTTGAAGACGGAAGAATTATTGTAACACCACACGGATTTTTACCCGGTAAGGATACAACGGAGGAAAAAGCATCAATAGAAAAGTATAAAAAAGAACATGCTGACTATTGGAAAGACATAATCGGAGTTGATGGTGACTTCGATTTGAAAACAGAAAAAGAAGAGGTAGAGTAAGAATAACTTAAAAATTAGGGAGTGTCCAAGACATTATTAGTAGACGGAAATAATTTATTGAAAATTGGATTTCATGGTGTTAGAGATTTTTATCACAATGGAAAACATGTCGGTGGTGTATGGCACTTTCTAAATACTCTTCGTAGATTTTTGGAGGAACACAACTATAACAAAGTTGTTGTATTTTGGGATTCAAAAACCTCATCTTCACAAAGAAGATTGATATACCCAAAGTATAAATTGAATCGTAAACCTTCAGAGTCTGAACAGAAAGAAGAATCTTTTTCGGAACAAAAGCAAAGAGTTAGACAATACCTTGAGGAGATGTTTGTAAGACAACTGGAGACGGAACACGCAGAAGCTGATGACTTAATTGCTCAGTACTGTAAAATCTCTTTAGACGAAGAAAAAACAATATTCTCAAGTGATAGGGATTTAACTCAACTTATCTCTGAAAAAGTTTCAATTTATTCACCATCCGCAAAAAAATATTATAAGTTTGGGGACAATATTAAATTACATGATATTGAAATTCCTCACTATAATGTTAAAACCGTAAAGATTCTCACTGGAGATAGTTCAGATAACATTGATGGCATCTTCTATCTTGGTGAGAAAACTTTAATTAAATTATTTCCTGAGCTACTTGAAGAGTTAGTAGAAATACCCTATATTTTGGGTAGAAGTACTAATTTACTTAAGGAGGAAAAAGGTAATGTGGCTCTTCAGAATCTATTAAGTGGTAAAACTAAAGAAGGTATTTTTGGTGATGAATTTTTTGTAATCAACCAAAAACTTGTCGACTTGGATGAGCCACTCTTAAGTGATGATGACAAAGAATTAGTTAGATTATATTACTCTGAATCGATGGATCCCGACGGAAGAGGACATAGAAATTTAATTAGAATGATGATGGAAGATGGGTTCTTCAAATATCTACCTAAGGGTGACGACGCTTGGGTTATTTTTTTGAAACCATTTCTAAAGTTAACAAGAAAAGAAAAAACAAATTTTAGAAACAAAAAAAATTAAAAAAAACAAATGAAAGAACAGGATATTACCAAAGTTGAATTTTTGTTAATGTGTAACGATAACATTGTGGTTCAGAGATTCTTTAATGTTAGAAACTTTAATAAAAATGCTCACAAATCTGAGGATTTTTATTATCACATTGAGAGTATTTGTAATGAGTTAAAATACGATCTTAAGATGAGATCATTAACTTACATGTTGGATAACCAATATGAAATTTCAGAAAATCCAGATGTATTAAATACATCAATTACAGACGGTCAGGAAAATTTTAATCTAATAATTAAGCTTGGAGACATGACAATTTGTCAGCGTGAGTTTGATGCTAAAGTATACCCCCCAAAGGTAAGATATACCGTAGACCTACGCCCAAAGTTAAAAAGCATCCTTTCCTCACTTACTGACATTTTTTCAGGTAGAGATTTTAATTATTTTTATCCTGAATTTATCAAAAACTAATACTATTTATTTTTACTAAAGAAGAGAAAACTATATGGCGACGGGTAAAAATTTTGAATATTTAGGTAATACGTTTCAGTTACAATTACTTAATCAAATCATTGTGGATAAAGACTTTTCACATTCAATTATTGATGTGATAGAGAATAATTATTTTGAAAACAAGTACTTCAAAATCATCATTCAAATGATTAGAGAGTATTATGTGAAATATGACCACACACCTTCGTTTGATACGTTAGAACAAATTACAAAATCTGAATTACAACAAGAAATTGCGTCCAAAATTGTTATGGACACAATTAAGAAAATTAAGGATGCACCTATCGATGGTGTGAGTTTTGTACAGGAAAAAGCCTTAAAGTTCTGTAAACAACAAGAACTACAAAAGGTTATGGGTAAGGCTCAAAAGATCATTGATGGTGGTGAGTTTGAGAACTACGATACTCTTGAAGAACTGGTTAAAACCGCTCTTCAGGTGGGTGCAAAAGACACTACTATGTTAGATGTGTTCTCCAATCTTGAACAAGTTCTTGAGGATGATTACAGACACCCAGTTCCAATGGGAATACCTGGTATTGATAGATTATTAAAGGGAGGTTTGGCAAAAGGAGAAATTGGTGTTATTTTAGCACCTACAGGGGTTGGTAAATCAACTATCCTAACTAAGATGGCAAATCATGCTTTTAACTTAGGTTTTAATGTACTTCAGATCTTTTTTGAGGACAACCCAAAAGTTATCCAAAGAAAACATTTTACATTATGGACTAAGATTCATCCTGACGATTTGTCAGAGAAAAGAGATGAGGTAATGAATAGAGTTAGGGAAATTGAGGAATCAATGCCAAACAAGTTGATTATGAAGAAGTTACCATCGGATACTATGACGATGTTACAAATCAAAAATCAAATTAGAAAAATGGTTTCTGACGGGATTAAAGTTGATATGATTATTTTAGATTATATTGATTGTGTAGTTCCTGATAAGAATTTGGGTGACGAATGGAAAAGCGAAGGGTCAGTAATGAGAGCATTTGAGGCAATGTGTCACGAAATGAATATTGTTGGTTGGACAGCAACTCAAGGTAACAGAGCTTCAATATCTTCCGAAGTTGTTACAACAGATCAAATGGGAGGATCAATTAAAAAGGCTCAAGTGGGTCACGTTATTATATCAGTTGCAAAAACATTACAACAAAAAGAAATGAAATTGGCAACAATCGCAATAACAAAATCACGTATTGGTGATGATGGTGTTGTATTTGAAAACTGTAAGTTTGATAATGCAATGATTGAAATAGACACTGAAAGCTCAATGACGTTCTTAGGTCTTGAAGAACAAAAAGAAGAAAGACAAAGAGAAAGAGTTAAAGAACTCTTAGAAAAAAGAAAACAAAGAGAAACACAATCAAATTAACAAAATAAATAAATTTATAAAAATGGAAAAAATACTAGTAGAAAATCCTAGTCGATTTGTTATCTTCCCTATTGAACACAACGATATATGGGAATATTACAAACAACACCAAGCGGCGTTTTGGACGGCAGAAGAGGTGGATTTAACTAATGACATCAGAGATTGGGAAAATTTAACTGATAACGAAAAATACTTTATCAAAAACGTATTGTCATTTTTCGCGGCTTCTGACGGTATTGTAAACGAAAACTTGGCGGAAAATTTCTACAGAGAAGTGCAATACCCTGAGGCTAAATTCTTTTACGGAATACAATTGGCTATGGAAAACATTCATTCATTAATGTATTCGTTGTTGATAGACACATACATTAATAACCCAAAGGAAAAAGATGAATGTTTCAATGCAATTGATAGATTACCAGCGGTTCAGAAAAAAGCTAAATGGGCTTTGGAATGGATTGAAAAATCATCATTCGCAGAAAGATTAGTTGCATTTGCCGCTGTTGAAGGTATCTTTTTCTCAGGATCATTCTGTTCTATTTTCTGGATGAAATCAAGAGGAATTATGCAAGGTTTATGTAATGCTAATTCTTTAATATTTAAAGATGAAAATTTACATTGTGATTTTGCAATTCACCTATTAAATAACCATTTGGATGTTAAACCTTCTGAAAAAAGAATTAAAGAGATTTTACTTTCAGCATTAGAAATTGAAAAAGAATTCATTACAGAATCACTTCCAGTTTCTTTGATAGGAATGAATTCAAATTTAATGAAACAATATCTTGAGTTTGTGGTCGATGGACTACTTGTTAAGATGGGATGTAGTAAACAATTCAATGTTGAACAACCATTTAAGTTTATGGAGCAAATTGCCGTTGAAACTAAAGGTAATTTCTTTGAGTCACGAACTATGGAGTATCAGAAGGCAAAACTTAATGAAACCATAACATTTACAGAGGATTTTTAATTTTTAGAATATGTCATTAAAAATAAATAAAAGAGGGGAGGAAAGTGTATCGTTTAATCCTCAAAAAATTTACAACAGAGTTAAAAGAGCCGCAAAAGGTTTAAATGTTAACTCAGACGAAATTTTTATTAAAGTGATCACTTCTGTACCAACAGAAGGTGAGGTAACTACAAAAGAACTTGATAAATTAGTTTATGAGATTGCGGCTTCTTACACAGGTAGTCACCACGACTACTCAAGATTAGCAGCGAGTGTTGCAATTTCATCTTACCACAAAGAAACAAATGAAAGTTTTTCACAAACAATGATGCAACTTTATGAAGATGGTGTCATTAATGAAAAATTGATTGAGACAATTAAAGAGTATGGTGAGGATACTATTGATGCGGCTATTAATCATGAAAATGATTATAACTTTGATTACTTTGCTTGGAGATCATTACAAGAAATGTATTTGTTGAAAAGACCAAATGGTAAAGTAATTGAAAGACCACAACATATGTATATGAGAGTCGCACTATGGGTGACTAATAATATTACAGATGCGTTCGAATACTACCAATCATTGTCAAATCAACTGATTTCAAAAGCAACACCAATCATGATTAATGCCGGAACAAAAGTTCCGCAAATGGCATCATGTGTTCTTCACTATAATAACTCTGACTCAAGAAAAGGATTATTAGATACATTAACCGATATCTCAACGTTCTCTTCTGATGCGGCCGGTATTGGATTATCTATGTCTAACATTAGAAGTAAAGAAAGTCGAATCTCAAGTTCAGGTGGATATGCTGGAGGTCTTTTAAAATATTTAAAAATTGTTAACGAATCACTCAGATTCTTTAATCAACAAGGTCGTAGACCTGGTAGTGCCGCTATCTATCTTGAACCTTGGCATAAAGACATCTTTGATCTTTTAGATATTAAAAAGAATACAGGTGCTGAAGAATTAAGGGCTCGTGATTTATTTACAGCACTTTGGATTCCTGATAATTTCATGAGAGCGGTTAGAAACAACGGTAGTTGGTATTTGTTCTGTCCTAATGATATTACTAAAGCCGGTTTAAAACCATTACAAGAATGTTTTGGTGATGAATACGAAGAGGTTTATGATATGGCTGTTTCTATGGGGTTAGGTAAAAAAGTAAAAGCCCAAGACATTTGGAGTAAAGTTGTTGAATCTCAAATTGAAACAGGGGTTCCTTATTTATGTTCTAAAGATAGTGCAAATAGAAAAACTAACCACCAAAACATCGGAGTTATTAAACAGTCTAACTTGTGTAATGAGATTTACCAATATACCGATGAAGAGACTACTGCGATATGTACACTTTCATCTATGGTATTGAAAAACTTTATTCAAGGAGGTAAATTTGATTTCGAACTTTTATTTAATGAGGTTAGAAAAGTTGTTAGATCACTTAATAAAGTTGTGGATGTAAATAACTACTCAACTGAAAAAGGTAGAAAAGGTGGTTTAGCTCAAAGAGCGATTGCGATTGGGACTCAAGGTTTGGCGGATGTATTTTATTTAATGGATTATATCTTCACATCTGATGAAGCTAAAAAATTAAACAAAGATATTTTTGAAACAATCTACTACGCTTCTATCTATGAAAGTAATCAGTTGTGTATGAACGGTAAATACGAAGCTTACTCATTCTTTAACGGATCACCAATGTCTCAAGGAATATTCCAATTTGATATGTGGGGGTTAGATGAAACACAACTTTCAGGAATGTGGGATTGGAGTAAACTTAAGAAAAGTGTTTCTGATTATGGTGTATGTAATTCATTATTCACAGCACAAATGCCTGTGGCGTCTTCAGCTAAGATTACAGGATCATATGAAATGACAGAACCAGCTCACTCAGCTATTTTTAACAGAAGAGTTGTTGGTGGAGAAATCATGATTGTTAACAAATACTTAATTAATGATTTTGAGAAGATTGGGATTTGGTGTGAAGACTTGAAAAATGAAATTATTATAAATGAAGGATCAATTCAAAACATTAATTTCAATAACTATTTGGATACCGAAGATAAAAATTACAATAAGAAAGTTAAAAGAATTGAACATTTAATTCCTAAATATAAAACTATTTGGGAGATCTCACAAAGAGAACTTATTGATATGGCGGCCGATAGAGCACCATTTATTGATCAATCACAATCAATGAATATCTATATGGCAAACCCAACTTTATCTAAAATTACATCATCGCATTTCCACTCTTGGGAAAAAGGTTTAAAAACCCTTTGTTATTACGTAAGAACCAAAGCAATTTCAACAGGAGCAAAACATTTAGCTTTAGATATGTCAAAACGTGAAAAACCTAAAGTAACTCCTGAACCACCAAAAGTTGATTACTCTAACTTGAATTTACCACCAAGACCTGAGAATTCAGATTTTGAATGTTTTGGATGTTCATCCTAAAAATAAGAATCACTACTTCGGTAGTGATTTTTTTTTACTTAAAAATTGTATAACTTATATTTATATGTGATATGGCAAATGGTATTACATACGGTATAGGGTTTCCCTTCGTTGATTCTTTTACTGGTAGATATTTGGATGTTACCGAATCTACTGAAGCTGAAATTAGAAGTAATCTAGTTCACTTACTTTTAACAAGGAAAGGGAGTAGATATTTTTTACCTGATTTTGGGACAAGATTATATGAATATATATTCGAACCACTTGATGGACCTACGTTTTCGGACATTGAAGCTGAAATTAGAGATACTATTAGAACATTTATGCCAAACCTACAGGTTACAAACATAGTTGTTGAACCAGCATCCGCAGGACTTGAAGATAAAGGTTACACTGTAAATCAATATGGTGAACGAGAATTTAAAGTTACAAATATTGCCAATTTAGAACACACGGCAAGAATCAAAATTGACTATAAAATCACTGATTCGGCATTCGAATCACAAGATTTTGTTATATTAAATATTTAATGATATATGGCTGAAAAAAAGATATCCTATACGGTCCGAGATTTCCAAGGAGTAAGAACTGAATTAATAAATTTCACAAGAACTTATTATCCAGATTTAGTTCAGAACTTTAATGATGCTGGAATTTTTTCAGTTATGTTGGATCTTAATGCTGCGGTAACCGATAACTTGAATTATCAAATTGACAGAAGTATTCAAGAAACTGTATTACAATTTGCACAACAAAAGAATTCAGTATATAACATTGCAAGAACTTACGGACTTAAAGTACCTGGTCAAAGACCATCGGTTGCTTTAGTTGATTTCTCAATAACTGTTCCGGCTTTTGGTGATAGAGAAGACTTAAGATATTGTGGTATCTTGAGAAGAGGATCTTTGGTAAATGGTGCGGGACAACCTTTTGAAACCGTTTATGATATTGATTTTGCATCACCAATTAATGCTGAAGGATCACCAAATAGATTGAAAGTACCAAATTTTGATTCAAGTGGTAAATTGATAAATTACACAATCGTTAAAAGAGAAGTTGTAGTTAACGGAGTTACAAAAGTTTTTAAAAGAACAATTACCGCAAACGATGTAAAACCATATTTGGAATTATTCCTTCCTGAAAAAAATATATTAGGAATAACTAGTGTTTTATTAAAACCTGGCACACAGTACTCCACGGTCCCAAACCCACAAGATTTTTTAAGTTTAGGTCCTGAAAGATGGTTTGAGGTTGATGCTTTGGTTCAAGATAGAATTTTTGTTGAAGACCCAACTAAAGTTTCAGATCAACCTGGAATTAAAGTGGGGAGATATATTACAACCTCAAATAA